TCGTCAACAATCATTTTTGCGTAACGCTTCCTCAAACGAGACATCTTCCCGTTCAGTTCAGTCATAGCAGACGTATGGCGAGCCTTGATTGCGATCTCGTCGTCATACACCCCATACTTCTTGAACGCAATATCCTGAAGATCGTTGGAATCGAACAGAATGTCGGTAATCCACTCGGCACGGTCGTCAATCTTGACCATCAACTCGGCCATACCTTCGGTACCGAACTCGTCGAACACACGGTGAACAATCGTTGCACACAAATGCGAGCGATACAGACTTTGTACCGTCATCGAACCAGACATAAACTCCCCGATCATCTCCATAAGATCCTCACGGGTGAATTCGTCGTTCTCATCATTCATGACAACCCCCCTTCGTAGTGGGCTTACTATATTTTGCCATGCCCTAATGTCAAACCAATGAAAGGATTGCCTCTGTTGCTGTCTGTTTCTTGCGGGCAACCCACGAATGCGCATCCATTGAGGCGATTGCACGGTCATACGGCTTCGCTTCACGATGGTGGTCTAGATACTCCCCTATTGCGTTATACATCGACCAACCGTTGTAGCCGAAACCAGCCGCATTCTTCCTTGAGCCATACAACGAGCGGATAGTCATCTGGATATCTTCACGATTCTTGCGGGCAACGTCGGTGCCAGACTTCTCCGGAAACACAGCGTCGAAAACCTTCTGGAACTGACTCGAGCCGGCCGGGACTGGGATCCGCAGGAGCGTCTCCGCCCGAGATTGGAATCGCAAAGCCCACTCTTTTGACAGACTCAGCACTTCACCTGCTTGCTCCAAAGCGCTGTCCTGATTACGGGTGTGCCTAGCCGTGAAAATCGACTGCGCTGTACTGATGCCGGCAGTCACCGTGTTTTTGCATACCCCTCTGATACCGGTGTTTGCGTAGGTGATTGGAACTTTGCCGTTATGACCGTTCCTGACGAGGAGGTAGCGTTCGATCTTGTCGTTTACGCCTTTCGGGTCAACAAAAACGGCACCCAAGTCGATGCTGGCAAAGAACTCTCGGCCTTCGTCAAGAACACCACAGGTGTCAACGACCGCGCTCGAGGCTGAAGCCCCGACGACGTCGAGTGCTCTTTGGAGAACTTCTCGGTTTTGTGTGGGGAGAAAGCGCGTTCCGACGGTTGCGAGACCATCGAATGTTCCGTCAGGGTTGACTCGCAGGGTTGCTCTTGAGTCCTCAACGATTACGGGTGTCCCATCAGGGTTATACAGAACATTACCGTTATTGTCTACAGCACAAACCTTTGAGAGAACAACGTCGTAGTCGGCATGAGCGGCGGCAAGCATTGCTTCAGCCGTTTGTAACCCATCCATCCTCTGTCCGAGGCGATGCCACGGGATCTCATTGGCATAAGCGAAACGGTATGAGCCGTCTGCGTTTTCTTCAAGGTTGTGTGGCATGCCACCAATGTATCACAGATAAATCTGTCTAAGTAGGGAAGAGTGACATCACCAAGTCAGCAGCCGCAAAACCAGAAAGGTCTTCAGCCCCGCCCTCCGTTGCTGCGGCAACAACTTTCCGCTTCTTTTCGATCAAGTTGTAAATCTCTTCATCAATCGAACCATTTAGCAGTAAATAGGTTGCAGTTACCGACCCAGTTTGACCAATCCTGTGACAGCGACTGTAAGTCTGGTCAACATCTGCGGGTGTCCACGGCAACTCCACAAATAAAACGTCCTGCGATGCCGTCAACGTGTGCCCGGTTTTCGCAGCCTGAATCGACAAAACTATGACTTTCGCAGCCGGATCGTTCTGAAACGCATCTTTTGCATCCTCTACGTCCCCTACTTCCATCTCGCCCTGAATCTTGTAGCCGCCGTACTTATCTGCCAACGCATCAACGATGTCACGATGGTGGGCAGCAACAACAACCTTCCGGGACTGCTCGAGCCGGGCCTCGATCCATTCTTCAACTGCTTGCATTTTCGCTTTCGCTGCTAATCTGCGCAAGATGCTAATTCGCACGAGATGCTGACTAGCCTCCGCTTTGATTCGGGCACGAACAGCCGCAGACCTCGGGTTTTCCCCAATTTCCTCAGCGATTTCCACAGCCCTGTCAACGAGATACTGAATAATGTCGGCCTCAGCCTTCTTATACTCCTTCATCGCAGACGCCGAAACCTCAACAATCACCGGATCGTGAATAACTGGCGGCAACTCCGTCATAACTTGATCTTTCGTACGACGGATGTAGCAGGTGGAACGAAGCCTGTCGTTCAACTCACCCAAATTGGATGCACCTTCCAAGTGCCACTGCCCCCATTTATCACGAAAAGCGTCACAGTAACGTCGATAAAAACCCCACTCGCCACCAAACTTGTCGATTTGTCCGATGATGTCGAGTTGCGGCGCGTACTCTGCTGGCCTATTCGTCACGGGTGTCCCAGTCAGCAGGAAGACCGGGACTTCAGGGCCGGCGGATCTGGAGATCTTCTTCGCTGCCTTGGTTCGCTGTGAATCTCGGCTCTTACAGTAATGCGATTCGTCAAAGACGTAACCGTTCTTACCCTTCAGACGGTCAGCCCAAAAATGGATGTTTGAGTAACCGACAACCAGAACTTCATAATTCTCTGGTATCTCTTTCCGACCGTCAACGATTTGACAGTCACGGTGCGGCAGCCACCGATTCCACTCTTTTTTCCAGTTAAGGACAAGGCTCGGGGGACACACGATGACGCACGGGTAAGCGTGAAGAACTTCAATGCCTGCGATTGCTTGGATTGTTTTACCCAAACCCATCTCGTCAGCGATAAAGCCCTTCTTGACAGACGTGATGTAGTTGACACCAGCCTTCTGGTATGGAAGCAACTCTCCTTGAAAACCAGCGATTTCGATGTCGCCGGCGGCGGCCCGGGACTTCTCAAGCAAAGAGGAGCGTCTCGTGTCCAGATCGTTGAACGCCTCTAACACAGCGGGGTCAATGTCAATGTCAAATCGTTCACCAAACGTACGAACAGCATCACCCGATGCGATTGGCGCCATCCACTCCGAGTTATCCGCCGACCATGTGATGCCCGGTATTTGTTTTACCGAACGAATTCTTACGCGTTCGTACGGAAAACGAATAGATATGTACCCCTCGCTCAGCACGATTGCTTCCGATGCGGCAGGTGGTTTCGGCACAGTCAGCATCGCCACCTCGGAACTCATCTCGTAATTGAAACGCTCGACGAAGTCCCGGGCGGCCCAGACTTCAGCGACTGGGATTTCCCAAACTTTTGCTCGCTTGTTCCACTTTGCGCCACGAATCTTCTTGATTGCTGTGACTTCTTCAGGGACATACGGGGTGTCGACGATGAGGATGTCGGTGTCGAGATACAGATTCACTGCTGTCAATGTTACCCCGAAAAAAGGATCGCCCCCACGCTCGATCCGGGGGGAGGAGAGCGTGAGGGCAAATCCTTTTTGCTATGGGGGGTTATCTGAGTGGGATTTCAGATATCGGTCATAGTAGTCGAAATTGTGAACTTGTGCAACACCTTTGACAAATTATTTTGCTAACTCTGGGTAGTGGACCTTCCAGCGATCCGGGTCTTTACGCCACCGCCATGACAATTCCAGCACTTTCGGCAACGCCATCGGATCCGGCTCAGCCCACTTCCGAGAAATTTCAGCAACCAACTGCGGATCCAACTCAGTCGACCAATACGGCTCATGGCCGTTTCCACGCAACTGCTCACACCGGTACAAGAGAATCCACTCACCCAACAACGGCTTCTGCGAATTCACCAACTTCCAAAACCAGAAAAGCAAAGGAAGCGGAGGCATTCCGTTCATCCGACCGGTCGCATCCATCACTTGATCAAACGTCATCAGGAACCAACTTGTAATGGCCGACCGCAATCACCTTCACTCCAGAAGCAACTTCGCTCGAGGCGTGCGGAGTCCCGGCAGCAACCAGAACAACATCTCCGGCGGCGGGCTTGTAAGAAAACTCTTCGGGTTCTTCATTCACCACCAGTTCCCCGCCTTCATAGTTATCGTTGAGATAGACCAGAATAGTGACGAAGTTGTCGCCCACGTCAGCCGACGGCGAGTCCTCGTGTAACGGCATGGATGTGCCTTCTGGGTAACGGATGTGAGCAAACCGCTTATCAGGGTGGGTTCCGAGTTCGATGCGTTGACCCCAATCTTCGGATACAACGCTTTCGATTTCATCCCAAACGCCTGCGAGTGTGGCTGAAACCAGCACGGATGACGCTGGCTCATCCTCTAGATGTAGATGACGTTCGTGTTCGGGTGCGTCTTCACGCTTGTTGACCCATGTGACTTCGGCGAGTTGCTGAAGCAGCGGGGCTGTGTCGAGTATTTTGCTGAGGAGAATGTGTGCCACTTGGTAATAGTAGCATTTAGATCACTACGAGCGGTTGCTTCGGTGGGTTCGCCCACACCAGTTCGATGTATCGCAACTGCTCTGGGGTTGGCTGTTCCAGATAGAACGGGTCGTACTTGGAACCTCGGATGTGTTCGGCGAGGTCAGGGTTAGCCAAAATCATGTCGTTGTAAAACCATTGGCCAAATCGTTGGTGCTTTGCCGTGGCGTTGGCTTCTTGCGTGTAGTCAACGATGGCCTTGTTGAGGAAGTCTTGGAACGAGATGGTGATGCTGTTCACTTCTTGGTCTCATTCAGGATACGAGGTGCGTTGGTGGACTTGTCCCACATCCTAATAGAGAGACAGCGACCCATTTCTCGGTCTGCCTTGCGCTCTGAGGTGGAACGAACCTTGCGTCGTTCGTTGCGAGCCTTGTAGATGGCACGCCATTGTTCGGTGGACTTGCTCACTTGTTTCCCTTCTGTGAGGTGATGAGGACGTATGCGAGGCAGAGAATCGCACCCGTCTGTAGTAGGTCAATCAGTGTGTTCATTGCTTTCCTTCCGTGCGAATAGGGAGATCCAGAGTACCGCCGTGAAAGTCAGTCCCACGACGACGTAGATGATGGTTCCGAGGTTGCTCATCCCATCGCCTTCGCTTGCGCTAGTGCTTCCTCACGGGTTGCGAAAACGAAACCGGCTGGGCAATCACGGTTAGCCGTGTCAATGACAATCCATTCGGTGAGTTGGATGCTCGCCTCGGGCGTGTCGTCGTCGTAGGTGTAGATGGGCTTGATGTCGTATCGGTAAGTCATGTTTGTAATGGTAGTTGAGGGGTGTAACACTTGTCAAGCATTCTTTCGATTTCGATTGCTTGGGTGCTGACGGGTAGCCTGCGTCAGTTTGTATGAGCAGACAGGGCAAAGCCGGTGACCACCGACCTTTTCCCAAAGGATTGCGTCTCGATGTTCGATCGAGGTGGTCTTGTGACAGGTTGAGCAGACGTAGATAACGTCTCCCATCAGTAGTCGCCATCCTCGTCAAGGTCACGCTTCAGGTCGTCAAGGGCGAGCCATGCGATGAAGAGAAGGCCGAGGCCGAAAGCGGCGGCTCCAATGAGGAACTGGCCGAGTGGAATCATCTCTGGGTTGTTCATACTTGTAGATTAGTCTTTATGAGTGACACCAACAACCCCCGTAAAGAAATCGTAATAAAAATGTCCCACCCAATGATTCACACCTTCCAACTCTCCGGCGAGTACTACCCCGAACAGGACAGCACCCGCTACTTTCTCCAAACCCACACCAGAGTCGAGCGGGGCTCTGGGGCCGCCGGCGGAGAACAAAACGTTCTTCTACGACCAGACGACGAAGCCCACGAATGGATGAAACGCCTCGCAAGACAAATCAAAGCCGAAGCAGACCGCTACTACCTTGACGAACACGTCGTCTGGCACGGCTCCATCAGAGAATGGCAAATCGGCGAATCTTCCGAAGCACATTGGGATTGCTACGACGAAAACGAGTTCGGCGAGAAAATCATCATGGAAGCCCCGCAGCAAAACCTTTTGTGCGATGTTTCGGCAATCCTGTATGTGGACTCATCAAACGACGGGCGGCTCGTATTTGACGACATCGGCTACGAACACAGCCCGAAAGCCGGAGAAATCATTCTTTTCCCAACAACCACCCGGCACCGGGTCACCGAAGTTACAGAACCCAGAATGACAGTCTGCATGTTTCTCTCTCGTGCCAGAACGCTGGCCTTAGCAGAAAAACGACAGCGAGCGGGCTGGTCTCAAGAGATGTACGATCCGAGTCCCGCTATTGAGTTGACCTTCTGAGTCGGGGTTCGCCCCTCCCTGCCTTTGACAGACTGCGCGGTAGGGAGGGGAAGATCCCACCTCGTCTTGAAAGACACGACGTGGTTACCCCGAGGGATCTTTACGACCGAGGACGAACTGCCGGAACACGCCACGAATACGCTGAGAACGTTGCGTTGATAGCGTCGGCTACTTCTTCGTTTTCATACAAGCGGACAACGTGATGGCAGGGATCTGACCCTTCATCCCACATATTCTCTTCTTCTTCGGACATGGGGATGCCGTCATGAGTGGAACAAACCGGTGCCCCACACCACTTGTTGTCAACGCCAATCTGAATCCATTCGTCAAACGTCACGACTTACTCGCTTTCGGCAGGCCTTACGAGCCTGTTCTTTCTTTTTGTCGGGGATCGTTGAAGCACGCAAACGATTGTGGGTGTACTCCCACTTATCTTTTTCGCTCCACGCTTTCTGCTTCATGTATCTCATTGTACGCCTTATATAAGGCAGATGAAACGTCATCGGCAGAATTATTTGACGGGTTCTCTTCGACGACGCAATCCCACCCGCACGCCGCATAACCGGCAAGGTCAATCCAGTTGTCGTCCTTGTCGTAAGACCAAGAGATACGGGCTAACTTCAGACAGCACATCAACGCAGCAACATCGTGCGGCTCGAGCGAAACCGGGGCTCCTAGCCGGCGGCTGAGATACGCGCTCCACATTTCAGCGGTTGTCCGGAAATCGGAAATCGGGTCGCCATACTGTTCGTCCCTGTCACCGTTCACGAGATTGTCGGCGATAGTCAGGACACGGGTGCGATTTGCTTTCGGCATGACGTCAATGTACAGCCCCGCCGGGCCGCCCGCAAGTGTTGACCGAAATGAAGAAACCCCGACCGTCGGGGGGTGACAGTCGGGGTTTGGTTGGAGATGGGGGGATTTTGGCGGTGGGTCGCCACCCTGTCGTTTGTGGGTCGGTCAGACCTCGCAGAGATCTGCGTGACCTGCGCACCACTCCTCGCAGTCGTCGGTTACCCAACCCTGCTTAGCGAAGTGCTTCCACGCCGTGTCCTCGAATGAGTAGCCGTGCCACCATGAGTGGCCGTCGCCCTCGACTTCGAAGATCAGCGTGTCTTCGCACTCTGCGCAGACCCACTCTGAACGAGTGATCTTCTTCATTTCACCTCCTCCCATCTCCATACATATGAGGGTAGGCCTTATTCCTAATAAGCACAACCTCGACCTAAGAATATTTTTTATTTTTGGTTTTCGAACGCATGT